ATGTTTCTGCTTTGGTCGGTACTGATTTCACAATATCAGGTGGCGGTGTGATATCTATAGGCTCAGCGTCTGGATAATCCTGTGCCTCTTCCACAGATAGCAGACCCTTCAATGCATCAGGGAATGCATCACGCAGGGCAAAGCCCCTGGCTCTCATCTGAAGCATACGGTCTGGGTAGCTCTTCCAGGTTGGACGGTTAAGCAGGTTAGCTTTCCGCGCCTGGTCTAGGCTAAAGCTTCTAACTGTTACCTCTATCTCACCGCCAGGCAGTTCACGTTTAACCTCACAATGTGCAGTGTCACCCTCTTGCCATTCACGCAAACCTCTATAGGCAGGGTGAGCTTTGACCAATGCCACCTGGCTATCACCCCAGACTGATGGCCTGCCGTTAATGACGCTGATATTCTGCAAGGCCTGCATGGGTGCAAGCCCCAGCTCATAGCCCCACTGTACTGCAACCAGTACGTTGTTTGGTTTGCCCTGGTACTGGTCAGGCACAAGCCCTGACCTGGCGATACGTTCCGCAAACTCTACTGCCTCTCCCATTGTGCGAGGCTCAAGGGATACCATCTTCCTACTCATTCTGATTTCTCCTTTACTGAAAAGGTATGGCGTTCTGTGTATTCACCAGGCACATCTTGCATCTGGCGTTTCGGTACTTGGGTGTAGATGCTCTTAACCTGGAAGCCATCTACGTTTACGATGTCTACCTCTAAGCTATCCATTGCCAGGGCGAGAGCTTCCTTTGCGGCATCCTTTGCCTTGCTCCATTTCCTGGCCTCAGATGATGCGGCCTGGTAGTCAGCGCATAGCTGAGCCATGTCTACGTTCTGCTTGCTGGTATCTTCAATGGTCAGCTCACGCAGGCCAGGTGTCTCTTCCTCTGGCAAGGGTGGGTACTCACCATCAGTATCAACGAGATGCCAAAACTCAGCGTACTTACCCAGCATCACATCAACCAGGTTGTCATCTCTAAAGAATGGATACAGTTTGAGCTGACCCTTCTGGTTCATGCAGACTACAATAGCCCAGGGCAGGTCAGCGCATATCATCTGATGATGCACCTGGATTATCCAACTGCTCTTGGGTTTGTCGGTGTGGTAGAAATCTGTTTTGATTTCCACAATGCCTGTACCTTTGAAGGCGTACTGCTCATCGTTGTACTCAACCACCAGCTCCATCTCTTCTGGTATCTGAAGGATGCGGTCAATGCTGGATGCAATGCGGTACTCTTCTTTGCGGTAAGCCTGGCCAGGCTCAGCCAGGATTGCACCTGGTAGCTCTTCACTGATAGCTTCATGAAACCAATCAGCTACCCCATGCTCCAGGTGTGTGCCTCTCATCAAAGCATTCTTATTTATCCTGGCTTCCTGGATTGTCTCGACACCAGCAAGCGCAAGCTTGTGCCGTTTAAGGATGTCATCCCTGGTATTGAAATCATCCTTACCCATGACGATAGCCCCACCCTCAGACGAGCCTATCTCTTTTCCTGTTATCGTAAGCTTTGGCATACTTCTACATCTCCTGTGTTTTCGCAGTAACAATAATCATCCAACGCACACATCCCCCACATAAAACCCCATAGGAAAAGGATTGTTAGGATAGAGCCAGCCATGATGGACAGCCCATACAAAAAAGATTTCCAGAAATTTTTAGTCATCTCACACCCCACCAGTTTATGTCATCAAGCAATGTTTCCAGGGCAATGAATGCGGCATGGGCGGCATGACCTTCTGTCGTGGTGCATTGGTCTGTGCCATTGTTATCATCATAGGCCTTGCCTTCTGCCTTCTGGAATAGGTAACGCTGGTCATCCATCAGTGTATGGATATGGCCCGACAGGTTAGCTTTGCTGAACCTCTCCATGCGCCAATCTTTTTTCTTTGTAACCTTCATGTGTGCCTCTCTCATTTCGGTTAGGGTTGACATCAGGCCGCCCTCTTCAGGATGTTGCGTACTGATGACGCATACCAATCACCACCCCTGGCAGTCTTGATACTGCGCACGTTCAGCTCTTCAGCAATCGCGGCCAGGCTCATGCCCTGGTTCTGTAACGATTGGATGAGAGGCAGAACATTAGATGCAAACTGGTCTGCGGTTTTCTTGATGGCAGATACACCTGCCTTGGATGCGGCCTGCACATTAGCAGAACCCAGGCGGTCTATCCGCTTGCCATCTCTGGTGATGGCAAACCCATTAGCTTTTATCTCAGCCTTAATCCTGTCCATTGCGGCCTGGGTACGCTGGCTAATCTTCACACGTTCCATCTGCTGGATAGTAAAGAAGATACCTGCTGTATCTTTCTCCAGGTTTGGGTAGTCCATAGCGTGAAGGTCAATGCGGCCTGCCTCTACATAGTCACGGTAGAAGGTGGCCACCTCTGCCAGGTCACGGCCAAGGCGAGACAGGTTGGCTACCACCAGGGTAGCCTTCTGCTTTCTGGCATAGCGGATGCAAGCCTGGAACACTGGACGCTGTGAGGTAGGGGTCTTACCTGAGACCCCATGCTCTATGAACCATTCGATGTCTGCACCAGGGTATGCCTGTTCGATAGCATGACGCTGGTTGTCTGTGTCCTGGTCACCAGTAGACACGCGAAGCAATGCGGCAATCTTCTTCATGCTACTTCCCCTTTGCGTCTGTTGCGCTGAAGCTTGCGGCCATGCATACCCACATAGAAGCAGGTCACTGCTGACCAGAATGATGCTGTGCTAGGGCTGTCCAGATGGCGCAGGGTTGCGGCCTGGCTCTCTTTAATCTTTTGCTCTAGCAAGTTAACGCCAAGGTTATTGTGGTATTCAATCCAGGTATTAACCTGAAGCAGGTCAGTGTCTACATTGATGTTGTGACCCTGAAATTTTACAGCGTAGATAACACCTAGCTCTGATTCCAAAGTGTCCAGGCTAAGACTAGGTGACAGGCTAAGCAGGTCAGACCATGCATCAAAGTTAAGCTGTGTCTTGTCAGATGGCTTAGCCCAGAAACCGTAAACCATTTTGCGTGAGCAATCGAAAGTGTCATGCGGCACACCATCTTTAACGCAGACAAAGTGACCAGCCATACGAGCAATCACTGTACCCTCTGGCATATCAGAAGCATAAGCCTTGCGGCCTACAAACTTAGGAGCTGAATGCCACACCCAGCCGTTACGTTCCAGCACCTTGCTGTACACATCCTTGTTAATGCCGTTACGCGCTGACCGTGGGCGGCCTGCTTCTTTGTTAGCATCTGCCAGCACATCGTATGCCTGCTTGTAATGCAGGTCTAATGCAATAGCCATTGCTCTTGCACCGCAATCACCAGCAGAACCTTTGTACCCTGCGTCAGCTCTACCACCATCGTTATAAACATATGTCATGTCGTATCTCCCTCGACTGTTCGTTGACTGTTCCTATTATATATCGTGCCTTGTTCTCATATGTCAACACCTGGTGCAAAAAAAAATGAGGTGACCCGAAAGCCACCCCATCCCTGGGCTTGAGACAAAGGGAGATATGCTCAACCCCAATCCTTTTTATCACCTCTCTTTTCATTATCATAGTACCCATCGAAATATGCCAGGCGTTCTTGTTCGGTCATGTCATCCAGCCCCACCCTTTCTGATGAATAGGTAGCACCCTTATAGTAGTGAGGATTGTATGCCCTGCCATAGTAGCTATCAGCAGAGCCTCTATCATATGGGCTACCATGTCGGTCATCATGAACCTGCTTGTTCAGCTCAGACAGGACAGCGGTAAGCTTGTCACCCAAATCATTTATCACCTTGGCATGAACCTCATATATATTTGCCCCACCTTCTGGCGGCAGTTTGCCCTGGCGTTCTGACCTGGCCTTCTCTTTCCTGTTCTTCTGGCGAAAGGCATTGATAGATTTTAATAGCACCAGGCATTCCTGTTTATTCACTGTTAGCTGTGTCATGTTATCACCTCTTGTTTCTGTTTCGTACCCTGGGTGGTAGCCGCTTACGCGGCCACCTCTTCTGATGTCTCAGGCTGTAGGTCATTCAGGAAATCGACAGCCTTGTATGCCTGGGTGAAGGCAGAGAAGATTGCTTTGGGGTTGTCGGTCAAAGCTTTCTTCCAGCTATTAAGATACTTGGCATGGTCAGCGCGAGGCTCAACGGATACGCCAAGCTGGACAGACAGGATAGCTGAGCCTGTCTCTGCTACCAGCTCTTCAAAGGCATAGTCTTTATCGCCAAACATTTTACCCTTGGTGCGGTCAATGCGGCCATTGCTACCTGTCCAGTGTACAAGCTCATGCAACAGGGTAGAGTAATAGCATTCTTCTGCGGTGCTGGTATCAGTACCCTGGAAATCTGCCTTGGCTGGCATCTGGATGTGGTCAGTAGCTGGGCGATAGTATGCCTGGCCACCGCCATGCTTAACTACTGCGCCAGTGTTATTGATGAATGCCTCTACCTCGTCAGCATAAAACTCTGGGTCAGCAGATACAGGAACGACAGGCTCATCAGCCAGGCCAGCTACCTGGTCTTTGTTGAATACGTTATAGGTCTTGAGCATAAAGATTTTCTTTTGCTTTGTATTACCTGCCGCATCCTTAATGACCTTGCCGCTGGCATCCTTCTCATCAATAAGC